CTGTCCCAGTTTGCTCTGTCTCAAAGACTCCAGCTGATGGTTGTGGCTCAAAGAACGTTACAGTGTAATGGATGAATAGATCCCCAACGGGGTTCGTTCCAGCCCCACCATACACCGCAATCCCTATCTGCCCTAAGTCCACAAGTTTCTGATCCACGGTAGTGTTATCATTCATAAACCTCTTTGTACTATCTACAGGTATGTTCAACGTCGACTCAGCCCAAGGGGCAGTCTCTCGCAAATGTGCCATATTGGCCAACTCCACACGATCTACAGGTACTGGGTCCTGCGAGTCCTTGTCAAAATACAAAGCCACGCGGCCGGTCTCCGTTGTCGCACAAAGAGGCACGAATTGCATCCTCACATTGTCGAATCGATACTGATCAAAGTTAGAGGCTATAGATTGTAACCAGGGGAAAAGTAATGGGTTAGATGGATTTACCTTATATGTCGTCCCAGTTACGCTACCGTTTACTTGTAGAGTGGGTGAGTTGTTGAATTGTCCCACCAGTTCTCGGTGTGACACTGTTATTGCTCCCCTACTCTTTATGAACTTTGGTTTGCTTCCACGCACAATCCTCGTAATTGCCACAGGTGCTGCGATTGACCCGGGAAATGCCCCAGGATGCAACACCATGTCGCGACTCTTACCAAATCCTTTCTTGATTCTGTTCCACGCTTTCTTCAATACCCACTCTGCGCCTGTCCAGAACATCTTTGCGCCAGTGGGTGAAATCATCATTGTTCCTAATGCTGTGCCTGCCGCCTTGGCAGCAGGTAGTGCCATCATCGCTAAATTGTTATTCCTCTGTACTAGAGCCATGTTGTGTTTGCTTGGTCATGCTACGGCGGAGTCGAGGATGCTGGGCTCATGAGCGTCAACACCCTCTTCTCCGAAGATATCCATTTCCCATCTGTCAAGCCTGTCCTCGAGTGCGATCTGTTCATCCCCCGTGAGTCCAAAGGCCGCCCAAAAGCTAGCCCTAGACTCAGGGGTCACATCATACACTCCGCCAGAACCGCGCCATTTATGAATATTTGTCACTGTGTCAATCCTCTGATGTCTCTCAGGTTTCTCATATGCAACGAATCTGGAGTAAAATTTCTCAATAACGGGAATACCACTCGTGAGAGCGATACCTCCGTGGTGTTGCGCATTACTCCACGCTCGACGTGTTGCATGATCATGGATGTTATTAACACAGTGAACATCTTTGCTCATGGCAGTCCTGACGTTACGGACCATCTTCCAACCACCCTGAAACTGTACGGGATGTGCCTGGCAGAATTCAACCTCTTCCAATTGAAACACAGGCTTCTCCACCTTCATAGTAAATCCCAGGTTGAGGAAATACTTAGGTAGGGTCTCCTGTACCCGTGTAAGATTCTTGCGCTCAATAATTAGAACACAATCATCCCCACAGTTCGCCAAGCTGTACTCATTAATCCCCAAGAACCGCATATAACCATACACCATAGAACACATAAGCAGA